GTCGCGAGGGACGGGGCGCCAGTATCTCCCACACCGGGTCCTTAAAGAAAGGGGACCAAGCTTGTACCGGGGCACTACGCTATCTCGTGCTCGAAAGCGTAGTATCGTTCGTCCGAGAAGACCGAAGGCACGTCTTCAAGGATTAGCCGTTCACATAGATAGTCCATATCGTAGAGGCCTATGTCGTACTTGGCCATGACCACTTCCAAAAACTCATCGTCTGACAGGACCAAGTCATCGTTAAGTGCGGCTTGTAAAGTCTCCTGAGAACCGGAGACCCCTTGTCTCGCAAACCAGGTTAAATCGTGCAACTTAACCGATGAACATGGAACCCCTGTAGACCGGAATCTCGAAAGAAAGTGGTCACGCATGTAGCTGACGTGACGGAACTCGTAAGCATATGAAAGAGATTTTCCAGCCATGTATTCCAAATCACTGACATCTTGATTGCGATTGGCCCGTGCATTGAACCTGCACAAAGCCTTGCCAATGAGAGGAACCATGACGTTTTCGGTTCCACATGGTACAAAAAACCGGGAGAGGAATGTAAGGTCACAATAGAACTTCCGCTCGTGCGCCTTGAGGCGCATCCCGGCAGAAGAACAATGATCTACCCAATCGTTCACACGTATTCCACTCTCCAGCGTACGAGCTGCAATGTCATCGCCGAGCACAGCTACACGTGTGTTCTTGTACTTCTTTTCAACAACGAATGCATACCACAACGACAAGTTCCAAACCGTGTTCCTACCAGTAGTGTCTGTACCACCGGTGGCCAGTTGATAAAATAAAGTGGCCGACAAACCATACTCGTAGGAACGAACGTCGAAGGTTGATGACAAACGTTTGTACAATTCCACGTACCATTTCGGGGCTCTACTAACACGCAACCAATAGGCAAAAATCTCGTGCACTTCTCTCAGCTGGCTTTTATCATTTGCGCTGAAATCGCCTTCGTAAAACCTGCCAGGACCACTGAGGAAGTTGGCAATTTCATGGTCCTTTTTAGTATAGGCGAAGCAAACACCCTCAACCTGAGGGCACGAGAACTCGTCCAACGCGCAATTCAAACGTTTATTGAATTCATCCTGAAGAGGCCCTGTGATGACGTTGTACTCATCGGAACCTACGTAAATAATGCGCGGAGCCCATGATGTGTCATTCCGTTTTAAAAGCACTTCACCCTTAACCATAAGAGACCTGGTTGAGATGGTGCGGAAGTCACAATCGTGAAGACGTGCAAGTGCCTCATGCATTCTGCGCTGCTTGTCATAGTCAAACTTGACAACCCAGCGATCAAAAATGTCCTGTGTCCAGTCATAAGGTGCAAGCGTCTTCGGGAAGACGAGGCGGGCTAACTCCTTGGCCCGCTTCACTATATTGGGAGCGATGGATTTATCACTGTGGAAATTGCACCGCTTGTTAAAAGCGGCCAACATCGACGACATATCATTTCCAGTGACAACCGGTACTTGTTGAGAGAGAACCGGACCTAGTTGATCCACAGGTGCGTAGACTGGAGCGTCAATTTTCTTGCTCTCGTCCAGTCTAAAGGGCACCTGGGGTAAGACGTCCCTCACAGGCACAAGGCGGAGTCTCGGCTCCCCATTGAACACATGGTCACCATGGTCAACTTCCGCAGCAACAGGCGGGGGGCCGAGACTCCGATCTTTGTAATGTGAGTGTCTTTTCTTAGGTATCTTGCTCG